TTTTGCCTCAGCAGCAATAACCTTATCATTGGCGATTTTTAAATCAGCTTCTGCTTTTGCAATTCTGACTTCATAATGACCACGTACGGCATCAATAACAGCCGTGTCCGAACTTTCGGCAGTAACTCCTTGCAAGCCTAAGGCTTCAATAATTGGTTTTTTCATCGTATCTAAGTTTATTTGTAATTCGTTTTTTGTGTGTAACAAAGCGGTAAATTGGTAGTACATGCCCTGTACACCCAGTTCTTTAGGATTTAAAGAAGCCGTAATAGTATCACTTTCAGGCTCTATAATTTCAGAAATCAAACCCTCCTGTAAGGCTTGTTCGGCATCAAACCAATTGTCGCCAACCATCCATTTTGCAACATAGTTTTTAGGTTTCAAAAGACTATCAGACAGCAACTGAATGCAATTATTTTCTATAGAGCGTAATAACTTTGCGCTATTTTCGTGGTCTATCGCACCACCATCGGTACTGCCAGATGGTGCGTGAATCATCATAAATCCGTTTCTAACCATTTTAGGTTTTTTGTCTTTGCGGGATTGACTGATTATTGCAGCCATCGAGGCAGCTATACCAATGATTATTAAATCTATATTTTTTTTACTGTTTTGAATTGTGTTATAAATCAAGTTTCCGTCAAACACAGAACCACCATACGAATGAAGTTTTACAGTAATATCATTGTATTGATTTTCCATTTTTGCGAGTATAGAAACGAACTCCATACCGTTACCGTCAAAAATTTGTCCTGATGCTATAATTATATTACCCTCTACTTGAAATATCATTTTCTAAAACTTTTGAGCAAAGATGTGGCAACAAAACAGGATAAAAAAAGTTGTTGGCAAGGGTTGCAATATTTTTAGTTTTGGGGTTGGTTTTGTTGGATTTTTGCCTTTAAAACAGTATAAAAAATGGCAGTTACAACCGCAAATACGCTCACAAATCAGGCAAAAAAAGCAATGGCAGAACGAATGTTTGTTGAGGATGGAATGACGGCAAAAGCCATATCTGAGCAACTTGATGTGTCTGAGCAAACATTGTCAAAATGGCGTAAAGGGAAAGAGGGCGAAAAGAGCTGGGATGATAAACGAGCCGAAATGCTGGCATCGCCTCATAAAATTAAAGAGATCCTTTTAAAAGAATTAATCTTGGTAGCCGGGGGCGAAAAATCAAAGGTTGATGCCGATGCGCTGGCCAAAATAAATAAGGTAATAGAAAGTCTTTCGGACAAAATTAGTGTGCAAATTGTTTTTTCTGTTTTTAAAGAATTTGACAATTGGATGGCAGACCAAGACCCAAAAACAGCCGTACTATTTACAGAGTGGCACAAACTATTTTTATTATACAAAATTAATCTTGAAGGCTAATGACTCCAGCATTACAAAAAATACTCAAACAATACGAGGAGCATTGCAAAAAAGTAGCGCAAGCAACCACCATAAATATAAACGAAAGTCCGGGCGATAAATTAAAAAGAATCAAGAAACTTGAAACAAATTATGTACAATGGTTTGAATACTATTTTCCCATGTATGCCAAAGCACCCTGCGCACCCTATCATATAGAAATAGCCAATTTGATTATCAATAATAAAATCATTGATATTTTGCTCGAAATATACCGATCGGGTGCAAAATCCGTTCATGCAGACATGGGGATTCCTTTGTATTTATACTATACCAAAGAGTTGAATTTTATGCTTTTAATAGGCCAAACAGTAGATAAAGGAAAAAAACTAATCTCTGATGTACAGGCGCAATTGCAATACAACCAAAGGCTTTTAAATGATTACGGCAGTAGGTATAAATATGGCGATTGGTCAGAGGGCGATTTTAGCACCATCGATGGCGTAAAATTTGTAAGTCGTGGTTTTAGGCAGTCTGTGCGTGGATTAAGGGAACAATCTGAACGCCCAGATTACATCGTCCTGGATGATATTGACAGCCACGAATTGTGCAACAACGAAAAACGCTCAAGAAAAGCTTACGAATGGGTTTGGGAAGATTTAAAAGGAACTTTTGACGAAGGTTCTAAACGCAAACGCTTTGTTTGTGCCAATAACAATTTTCACAAAAACACCATCATTAACCAACTCAAACAAGAATTTGAGCGCATTAACGAGAAAGCCAAGGAGGCAAAAAGAAAGATAAAGCACTTTATCGTTACAGCCAAAGCGGTCAAAGATTTACACAGTTTTGAGCCTACTTGGCCAGAAAAAACAAGCTCAGAATACTGGCGCACAAAGTTTGAAGAAACGCCCTATCGCTCCTTTATGCGTGAGTATATGCACGTGCATATTCAGGATGGCGAAATTTTTAAGCCCGACCACATTCAATACAAAGAGATGCCACCCCTTGACCAGTATGATGCACTTTGTTTTTATGGTGATTTAAGTTATAAAGATGCTGGCGATTATAAAGGCATGGGGCTGATTGGCAAAAAAGGGCGTGAGTTTCATTTAATCTATTGCTTTTTACGCAAAACATCTCGAAAGATGCTAGCCCAATGGCTGTATGATTTGGTGGAAGACAACAAACTTTTAGACCAAAACATCAGATACATGATTGAAGGCTTATTTGCAATGGACGATTTTATTTCTGATTTTGATGTAGAGGGCGATTTGCGAGGTTGGTACATTCCGGTTACTGCCGATAAAAAAAGTAAGATTGACAAGTTTGATCGTATCGAATCTATGGCAGGTTATTTTGAAAGGCTTAATGTTTTTTTTAATGCCAAATTTCGAGGCACTAACGATTTTCAAACAATGGAAGATCAATTGTTTTCATTCGAAAAAGGAAGCGGTGCCAACGATGATGGCCCCGATTTTTTACAATCAGGCATCGCTCAAGTTAATAAAATATCATTTGTTACCAAATTTGAACCCAAAGCCACATCACGAAAAGACATAATAAAAAACAAACCAAACAGATTCTAATGAGCCGATTTTTAAAAGATACCGACTACGCCGTTTTGATTCGTACCGAAATCAAAAACATATTGCTAGAAAATTACACCGAAACCAAGTTATTGAGTGCCGAACAAATGGCAATAGCACAAATCAAAAACTATTTAGCCGGGCGTTATGATGTAACCGCCATCTACTCCCCTCCTTTGGAGGGGTTGGGGGAGGATACCCGAAATGCCTACATCGTAATGATAACAATTGATTGTGCCTTGTATCATTTATATTGTTCTATTGCCCCAAACAAAATACCCGAACACCGCTCCAACCGCTATCAGGATGTTATGGAATGGCTCAAAATGATGGCCGAGGGCAAAGGCAATGCAGACTTACCCTTATTTAAAGACATAGCCACAGGCGAGGTAAAAGATAGTTTTCGATTATCAAGCAAAAACACTTTCAATAATAACAAATGGTAGATAAAGTAATTTAAAACACGTTTAAACGCAATTCTAAGCCACTATTTTATAATTTATGAGAAAGAATACAAAACGAATAATTAACAGTCAAAACAGGGGTTTTATAGCCCCTGTAGCAAAAGCCGAAACCCAGCCCATAACAGGCAGGCAAAACACAAACGGTATTATTATGCAGGTTGCCAAAGCCTATAAAGACCGAAGCAGAAAACAAATTCAGTCTTGGCGCATGGCATTGACGGCAATTGAGCACATAGAAACCCCACGCTACAACCGTTATTTTGATTTACAGGATGATTTGGTTATGGATGGCACATACAAAACGCAAGTACTTTTGCGAAAATCGGCTACGTTAAGCATTGGTTTTCAAATTAGAAATAGAAAGACTGGCGAAATTAACGAGCTGGGTTCTGAACTATTTAACCAAAAATGGTTTTACAAATACTTAAATGTAGAGTTAGATTCTATCATTTTAGGTACTCGTATAATTGAGTTTTTAGAGTTCAATGGCCATAGCATCAAATTTGCTGTTGTACCACCTCGTAACACCGTACCAAGTCAAAAACGGATTTACCCGGATTTAAGTAAAGACAAAAATTTCATCCAGTACAATGATCCCATTTACAAACAGTGGGTTGTTGAATTAAACCCGGACAATCATTTGGGTTTAATAAACGATATTATTCCAAACCTTATCTGGAAACGAAACGTAGCCCAATCGTGGGCTGAATTTTGCGAAAAGTTCGGCATGCCTTTAATATCTGCAACCACAAACAACAATAACGCCACGCATATTGATAACGTAGAGAAGCAATTATTAGCATTAGCCGAAGCCTCGGTTGGAGTATTCCCTGAAGGAACAACTATCAAGTTTGATGAGGCTAATAGAACGGACGCTTTTAATGTTTATTCAAAATTCATTGAGCATAACAGTAATGAAATTTCTGGTGTATTGGTTGGTTCAAACACATTAGGTAAAAACACCGCCAACAGGTCTAATACCGAAGTACACGAACGTGCATTAGATCATAAAATTAGTCAAGCCGATAGGCGAAATATAACCTTTACGGTCAATGATGAGTTGATTCCGCTGCTCAAATTACAGGGTTATAACTACCTATCTGATGATGATGTTTTTGAGTGGATAGAATCTAAAGAAGAAATAGACTTAAACCAATATTGGACTATAGTTAATGGCATCATGCAAAAATATGAAGTCAAGCAAGACTGGCTTTCTGAAACTTTTAATATTCCATTAGTGGGTAAAATCAAACAAACTACACCTATTCAAAATCCTATTTAAGCTATGTTACCTAAAAATAAAATTGCAATAAATCCAGTAAATTTTGGTAAAAAGATAATTATAACACAGCCGTGTTGTGGCACCAATATTCCTGTTGCAACTGCCACCGCTAAAATAATTGACGATTTAACCAAACTATTAATTGGCCAAGTGTGGAATAAAAAGAAAACCATAGGCACAGAAGGACAATTAATTGTAGCCGAAGCGTTGGAACTGGTAGGCGGTTTAAAATCAGGTTATGGTGTAACCATAGGCTACAACACGCCCGATACCCTAGCCATGCAATTAATGGAGTACAACTTGTTTGAGTTCTCAGCTTCAAAAACAGAGGCACGTTTAGCGGCTATGACTGATTTGTTAATAGACCAAGATAAAAACGAAATTAGATCGTTTACCGATTTTATAAAACTGGCCAATGAGCGAACAGCCAATTTAAACCAAAACTATCTAACTACAGAGTATAATCTATCGGTTGCAGTCGGTCAAAATTCGGCAGCCTATCACCGCTTTATGGCCGAAAAAGATACGGTTACTTCTTATGTTCAATATCAAACGGCTGGCGATTCTAAAGTAAGAAACGAACACGCCAAGCTTGATGGTAAAATTTTCAATTTAAGTGATAGCGAAGCTATGAAGCTATTTCCTCCAAATGGGCACGGCTGTCGTTGTGAGTTTACACAATACAACCGAACACCAAAGGATGGCGAAGTAATGAGTGGCAAAGTAGGTCAAGAAATTTTGGATAGTGAAAACGCTAATTGGTCAAAAAGTCAATTCAATATCAACCGTGGCGATTTGAAACAAGTTTTTACAAAACCACAGTTTTACAGCGACATCAAAGGTTTACCAAAAAAATTGAATGATATGACTTTTGAAAAGTATGATTTAAAAAAATGGGATGCGTTTAAATCAGATTTAAACCCTATTCCAATTGACAAAAGCATCACGCCCGACAATGTAAAAGAACTATTTAAAAAGGACAAAACAGGGGCTTTTATGGGGTTCAAAGATTACTTTGACAGGAAAATGATTTTGAAAAAAGAAAACTTTGACAAACACACAAAAGGGTATTATATAGGCAAGGAAGAAAATAGACACCAATTGTTTCCACATATAAAGGATATTTTAAACAATCCTGATGAAGTTTGGTACAATAGCCCCGATAAATTAGAAGGTAAAAGTTTTCAGTCTAGGTATATCAAATTTTATAGAGATATGGTTTTTGTTATTGATTGCGAAACTAACAAAACGGGCTTAGAAATAAAAACATGGTACCAGGTAAAAAAAGAAGACCTAAGCTTTCGCAAAGGTCTTCTTGTCAGGAATAAAGTTAAATAACCACTCGTATTACTACAACCTTCACGCTATGGTATTCCCTCACAGTGAGCGCTAATGTTAATAAGCAATTATTTTACTTGATAGTACAAATATATAAAAATATAACACACAATGGCACAACAATCCAAACTAGAGCTAATAATGGAGTTGAGCGACAAGCTTTTCAACAATAAATTATCACAAGCGCAAGCCAAGCTAGGTATGATTAGCGATAAAATGCAAGGTAAGTTGAATGAGCTTAAAATGCCACATATAGAAACTGGCGGTATAGAAAAATTAAGCGGTTTAAACCTAGGCATAGGTGCGGGCATAGGTATGGGCGTTGTAGATATTGTTTCTTCTGGTATTAGTGAGTTAAGCGCAGAAGCTTTCAGTTCTGTAGATGCCTTAACAAAATTTAACGAGACCATGAAGTTTGCCGGCTTTGACCCTACAGCTATTAAAACTGCCAAAGATGCCATAAAACAATATGCAAATGATACCGTTTATGATTTAACAACTACCTCCAACACGGTAGCACAACTAGCCGCCAATGGCGTTGCCGACTATCTAGGGCTAACACAGGCAGCGGGTAACTTAAATGCCGTTGCCGGCGGTAATGCCGATACTTTTAAATCAGTAGCAATGGCTTTAACCCAAACAGCAGGAGCAGGCAAACTAACTACCGAAAATTGGAATCAGCTAGCTAATGCCATTCCGGGTGCATCAGGCAAAATGCAAGAAGCTTTATTAAAAAATGGTGCATTTACGGGCAACTTTAGAGAAGCTATGGAAAAAGGACAAATTTCGGCTCTAGAGTTCAACAAAGCATTGATGGATTTAGGAACGGATCCTATTGCAGTGGAGGCAGCCAAATCTACTAAAACTTTTGAGGGAGCTATTGGGCAAATGAAGGCAGGTGTTGTAGATACATTCTCTAATATCTTGACAACTATAGGTATTGACAACATTACCGGGGCAATCACCACGTTAGGAAACGTTATGCAAACAGCCCTACAGCCTTTTCTGTGGTTTATTAAAGAACTCAAGAATGGTAACCCACAATTAGAATTTTTCTTGGATATTATAAAGGCTTTGACCGTGGGTTTTTTAGCCTACCAAACCGTTGTTACAACTATAAGTTTAGCAACAAAAATTTGGACTGGAGCTCAGGCTATTCTAAACGGCGTAATGATGCTTAACCCTATTGGCTTAGTTATAGCGGCTATAGTAACATTAGTGGCATTCATTGCTATTGCCATCAAGTACTTTGATGATTTTGGTGCCTCGTTTTTATTCTTACTGGGACCTATTGGCAGGGTTATCATTGCATTCAAATTGATTTATGACCATTGGGAAAGCATTGTTAACGCCTTTAAGTCAGAGGGGATATTGGGCGGTTTGGCACGTATTGGCGAGGTACTTATGGATGTGATTTTAAAACCATTACAACAGATTTTAGAAACTATAGCCAATTTTGACCCTACTGGTTTGGCTCAAAAAGGAGCTGATACCATCAAAGAATTTAGAAGCGGTCACGGTCTAGTTACCCAAGGCGAAACGCCAACGGGCAACTTAAACATCAAAGACCCTACTGATCCTTTATCTTTAAAAGGCTTGCCTACACCTGACTTATGGGCAAACCCAACGGCACCCGTTGCACCCAAAGACCCCTTATCAAAAGCCCCAATTATTGATGACAAACTAGCACCAACAGGCAAAAAGGACAAAAAAACAGGAAACGATATAAGCAAAGCAGCAGGGCAAGCTAATCAAGTACGTAACACCACCATACAAATTGACTCTTTTAACAAAGGCGGTATCAATGTAGCGCAATCTGCCTACGGCGGCATGAGTAAAGAAGATGTTGAAGCTTGGTTTAAAGAAATGCTAAGACGTGTAGTAATTAATGCAGAAACAGTTTAATTATGGTAACCCCTGACTTTATAGTAAAACTAAACAAGTTAAGCAAATTATACCAAAAATTCCCTGCTATGGCGGGGATTGAGGCTGTAAATTTTAGCAAAGAACGCTTTGTACGTAAAAATTGGGTTGACAAAACAAATCAGCCCTGGCAAAAACGCAAACCATCGCCCGAATGGCATAGTGAGGAGCAAAAAAAAGCAGCTGCTAGAGGTTCGTTAATGGTAAAGTCTGGGCGTTTAAAACGGTCTATTCGCAAGATTAAAGTAACCCGCAATAGTGTAACCATTGGCACCAATGTACCCTATGCACAAGCGCACAATGAGGGCGCAGTAATCAACCAAACTATTAGTGTAAAAGCCCACAACCGAACCCGAAAAGGACGTGAACACAAAGTAAAAGCCTTTAGACTAAAACGTAAAATAACGCTACCCGAAAGGCGTTTTATAGGCGAATCTGCCATATTATTGCGTAGAATAGAACGGATGGTACAACGTGAAATAATACAAATTTTAAAATGATTTAAACATAGTTTAAATAAGTACTTATGAAAACATTTTACAACAAACTCAATGAAGTTTTTACTAAGCCCGAAACCAAAGCCAAGTTTACCAGCCAAGGCATTAGTCCAGTAGGCTATATTGATTTGTATGCAGGTCAAGACTTGAACGAAGACAACTTTGAGTTGTTTACCGCCAACGCCTTATTTGTTGATTGGGATATTGACCACACAAGCAAGCCGCCAATAGCAACGCTGACATTTTATTGCTGTTATGAGCAATTGAGAGATACTAGCAATATCTCTCTAAATCAAGAGCTTGGTTTGAAATTTTTAGCATACAAAGATACTATTGACGAAGTAGTTACCACAATTGAAACTAATACATCAGGAAAGCTAAATTTGTTAAAAGAGGGTTTTAATAAAATGGATAGCATTGTAGATATATATTTATTGACCTACGAATGCAGTTTCAACGGCAGAAAAAACCCGCTTGACAAATACCAAGCGGGTGATTATAATACGGTAGATTTAAAACCTACTTTGAATATTGAATTTGATTAATTCCCCTCCTTTGGAGGGGCTAGGGGAGGATGATTAATTTTTCAGGGAATTTTTGTTGCAAAATATAAAGATTCCCTTTTCTTTCTACCAAATGCAGGGTATAAGTGCCTAAATCCCTATAATTAGGATGATTGGTTTTTATAAAACGGCTAATTTTATCTTTATATTCCTGCTTTGTATAGCGGTCAAATTGCAAGGAAGTAAGCGTTTTGGTAAACGTAATACTGCCCGCTTCACTCACTCTCTCTGTTGGTTTTTGAGCCGTTTTTGGAAAGGTTTTGTCCTGTTGGGCAAAGGCTATTGAAGTGAATAATAGGAGTAGGATTGGTT